CTCCAAAGTATCCTCCCAAGGCGCGCCCGCCGAGGCCACCCAATGCACGGATGGCCCTACCAACGGGCGTAGGCTTCTTCTTCTTCTTTTGCTGAACGCGCATCGGGCCAACGTTGCCCTTGATGAACGTAATCTGTCGTCTGTTCTTTGTCATGTTGCTTGGAATTATATATAGCGGGTTACAATAGATTCGGTTCAATAACCGTCATGTGGCTCACCCGCTCTAAAGCCTCATCGGAGAGGATCGGATCTCCAAACTTCGTGCCCATTGTCCAGCAATCGTAATACATTTCCAGGTGCTTCTGCCACTCTGGCGTTATTCCCCAGCTGGTGGAAAAAGAAACGCGCGCCTCCGTGGTGATCATTGTATTTTTCAATGTAAGATCACTCATCGCAAGTCGTGACGAATCTCCTATGACGTTCTTTTCAATATACGTCCGCGTGCATCGCTTCCCATTCCTTCGTAATGCACGCGCGTACGCCTGTAGCACTGGTACGCCATCGCACAATGATCCCTCTGCCACACCAACCGCCATCATCCACTTCCGCAAAGCGTTCATTGATGTGAGTGGTTTGAGACACATTGTGCTCTTTGTAATTAGCGTACGTGGATTCCTTACCATTCGCCAACCAGTGGCTAGGTTGCACGGCTTTGATTGACAAAACTCCACTTCTTCGAATTCATCGACAGTGGATTCCAGTTCCATCCTAAAGCCCTTGTTGGCAAAGTAATCACAGAGTCCTGCACGCCAGCGCTCCTCAAGGCAATCTGGCACCACATGCACGCAATCGTCTCCATTGTTGATGAGAGCTGCATTGATACCCGTCACTTGTTTCCAGGCCCATGTCATCGCACACATGAGTATGCAATTACCGAGCGAAGTATTAAGATCCCCAGACGATCTGGTTCCCCTAATCTTGAATGACACCGTTCCATCTCGGAAATATCCCTTCCCGCGATTCATCAACTGTTGGCTCAGTAGCCAACACAGCTGTTCCACTTCAGTTCTATAATCGTCCATTCTAAACTTATTTTCATGAATGACCCGATCGTAGATGCCACGCGCCACGCCGATATCTCGGTTCACTAGCGGTGCAATATAGAACAGATGCTCG